TTGAGCGTCTCGTCAATGAAGACAGAGAAGGTGCAGAAGCATTGTTCCACGAAATCGTGGTAGAAAAATCAAGAGATATTTACGAATCACTACTTGAAGATGAAGAAGTAGAAGAAACAACTGATGATGAAGTAGATGAATCAGAAGAAGATCTAGACGAAGCAACTGATGAAGAAGTAGATGAATCAGAAGAAGATCTAGACGAAGCAGACGAAGAAGTTGACGAAAACTTTTTTGATGTAGCAGAAGGTGACCCAGTAGACGACATGATGGGTGACATCGAAGAGCCAGAAATGGGCGGTGACATGGATATGGAACCAGAAATGGGCGACGATGACATGGGCATGGGCGACGAAGACGGTGACGTTGAAGATCGTGTAGCAGACCTAGAAGACGAGCTAGAAGCACTGAAAGCAGAATTTGAAGCTATGATGGGCGACGAAGAAGGCGACGAAGGCGAAGGCGATATGGACATGGACATGGATATGCCAATGGACATGGATTCAGAAGAAGGCGACGACGACGACGAAGAAGAAATGGAAGCGTACGAAGCAGCCGACGAAGAAGTTGAAGAAGCAGCTGACGAAGAAGTTAAAGAAGGTGCTAAAAGCGCAGGCGAACTAATGCGTGAATATGTTGATACAGTATCTGCAACAATGGGCGACAATGGCGCCAATTCAAAATCAGTTGTAGCTGGTCCAAACAACATGGGCGGAACAAGCGCTAATATTGCAAAAGGCGATACAGCAAATGACGGTGAAGTAGGCAAAGGATCAAAAGTAAAAGGTTCTGCACTAAACGACCAAAACCCAAAAGAAGATAACGCTGGTAACGTAAACGTTCCTGGCGCTAAAGGTGCTACAAACATGAGTAGCACATCCGGCCATGGTGCCGAGAAAAAAGGTAAAGCACCTGAGCAAGATAGTTCAGCAGGCTCACCTTTAAATGGTGCTCCAAAAAGAGCAAAGTAAGGACTGAAGTATGAGACTATTAGCCGAACATTTGAGTTTTGATGCTGCTAAAATGGTTGTTGAGTCTGCCAACGAGGGCAAAGACCTTTTCATGAAAGGTATTTGTATCCAAGGTGGAGTACGCAACGCAAATCAGCGTGTTTATCCCGTAAATGAGATTGGCAGGGCTGTCACCACGCTCAACGAGCAGATTAGTGGTGGCTATTCAGTGTTAGGTGAAGTAGATCATCCAGATGGACTAAACATCAACTTAGACCGTGTAAGCCATATGATTACAGAAATGTGGATGGATGGACCAAACGGTTATGGTAAACTAAAAATTCTACCAACTCCGATGGGACAATTAGTTAAAACAATGCTAGAAAGCAGCGTTAAACTAGGCGTTTCATCGAGAGGTAGTGGTAATGTAAGCGAAAGCGGTAACGGTGAAGTATCAGATTTTGAAATTATCACTGTAGACGTTGTGGCGCAACCAAGCGCCCCAGGCGCATACCCAACACCGATATACGAACATCTTATGAATAGCAGAGGCGGTTATAGGGCGTTCCAAACATCAAGGGAAGTTCAAGGCGACAAAAAGGCACAAAAATACTTAAAAGAGAGTCTATTAGATATAATAGACAAACTCCGCTAACTAGGAGAGGATACAAAATGTTAGATGCACTAAAATCACTCTTCGAAAATTCAGCACTATCGGAAGAAGTGCGCACAGAACTAGAAGAAGCATGGAACGCAAAGGTGAAAGAAAATCGCCTACAAGCGACTGCGGAACTACGTGAAGAATTTGCTAAAAAGTATGAGCATGATAAAACAACAATGGTTGAAGCCATTGATGCTATGATGACTGAAAAACTTAGTGAAGAAATTGCAGAATTCCAAGAAGATCGCAAGCAATTAGCAGAAGCAAAAGCAAAATTTGCTATTGCACAGCGTAGAAATGCCAATCTATTGAAATCATTTGTTAGTGAACAACTAGCAACTGAAATCAAAGAACTACATTCAGATCAAAAAGCAATGGCTGATAAGTTTGTTGCTCTAGAAGAGTTTGTAGTTGAGTCACTTGCAAAAGAAATTGCAGAGTTTTACGAAGACAAAAAAGATCTTGCCGAAACAAAAGTACGCTTAGTACGTGAAGGCAAAGCTCATGTAAATAAAGTTAAAACAGACTTTATTCAAAAAAGTGCCAAATTAGTATCAGAAACAGTTGCAAAAGGTCTCAAAAAAGAGATTGCAGCACTGAAAGAAGATATTGATGCAGCACGTGAAAATGATTTTGGTCGTAAGTTATTCGAAGCATTTGCTAACGAATATCAACACTCATATCTAAACGAGAAGAGTGAAACTTCAAAACTTATGAAAGTTGTTGGTACAAAAGACAAGCAACTAGCAGAAGCAAGAGAAGCAGCGGCTAAAGCAATTAAACTTGCAGAAGCACAGGCTAATCAAAATAAAATGATTACAGAAAGTGCAAAACGCAAAGACACGATTAACGATATGGTTGCGCCATTGAGCAAAGACCAGCGTGAAATTATGGTAGACTTACTGGAATCAGTTCAAACTGACAGACTTCGTTCTGCGTTTGACAAATACCTACCGGCAGTTATCGACGGTAACACTCCAGCGAAGAAGAAGGCAGTACTAGCAGAGGCAAAAGAAGTAACAGGCAACAGAACCCAAACAAATGACATCAAAGCAGACGTAGATCATAATGTAATTGATTTAAAACGTCTTGCTGGACTATAAAGAGGAGAAACCAATGTCAGAACTATTAGAAAGTCGCTGGCACGATACAAAAAGCGCACTTCTTGAAGGCCTACAAGGCAATAAGAAAGCAGTAATGGCTTCAACACTAGAAAATACTCGCAAGTATTTGGCTGAAACCGCAACTGCTGGTGCTACATCTGCCGGTAACATCGCAACACTAAACCGTGTGATCCTTCCAGTGATCAGACGTGTTATGCCAACAGTCATTGCAAATGAACTAGTTGGTGTACAACCAATGACTGGTCCAGTTGGTCAGATTCACACACTACGTGTGCGTTATTCAGACACAGCAGGCTCAGGCGCATCAGGCGCAACAGCAGGTGAAGAAGCACTAAGCCCATTCAAAATTGCTGAAGCATACTCGGGTAACACAACAACTGCAAAAGCAGATGCAACTGCGGCGCTTGAAGGCGAAGCAGGTAACAGACTAAGCATTCAAATCTTGAAGCAAACTGTCGAAGCGAAAACACGCAAACTAAGCGCACGTTGGACATTCGAAGCAGCTCAAGACGCTCAGTCACAGCATGGTATTGATGTTGAAGCAGAAATTATGGCTGCTCTAGCACAAGAAATTACTGCTGAAATCGATCAAGAAGTACTAGCAAGCCTAAGCTCATTAGCAGGCACAGGTACAGATACATATGATCAAGCAGCAGTATCTGGTACAGCTACATTCGTTGGTGACGAACATGCAGCACTTGCAGTTTTAATCAACCGTGCAGCAAACCGCATTGCACAACGTACACGTAGAGGCGCAGGTAACTGGGCTGTTGTATCTCCAGCTGTATTGACAATCTTACAGTCTGCTACAACTTCAGCATTTGCACGTACTACAGAAGGTACATTCGAAGCACCAACAAACACAAAAATGGTTGGTACATTGAACAACGCAATGAAAATTTACGTAAACACATACGCAGCAGATGATGACGTATTAGTTGGATACAAAGGTACAAGCGAGTCAGACGCAGCAGCGTTCTACTGCCCATACATCCCACTAATGTCTTCAGGTGTTGTCCTAGATCCAAGCACATTCGAGCCAACAGTTTCGTTCATGACACGTTATGGATATGTTGAGCTATCGAATACAGCTTCGTCTCTAGGTAACGCAGCTGACTACTTAGAAGAAGTACAAGTTACAACAAATAACCTAAGCTTCAGCTAAGTTTTAGTTTTATAAGTTTTAAAATAGGCCCTACGGGGCCTATTTTTATTATAAGTACTACATGGACATAAGTGTAGAAAAAACTCCTAAACAAAAACTAAGTCAATATGCAGTTGATACAGCAAGTAGTGTAAGTATAACACATTTGCCTAAAACAGATTTATCTCGTGTTAAAGATGCTGCAATTGAATTAAATCAACAAGCAGGTAGTGCAAAAGCAGTTGCACATATTGCAGCACGTAATTTGCAAAGTGAAAAAGAATTACACGAAAACTGTATAGCAATGCGCAAAGCAGGCGTTGATAAAGTTTTGATTATCGGCGGTAGTACATATGAAGGCAAAGTTTATCAAACTTTTTATGAAGTAAGAGATACTATAGAAGATTATGGTTTTGATATGTACTGCGGAGTATATCCACAAAGTGAAACATATGCAAATATGCAATGGACAAAGTATATGCATTTTAAAGGCGGTATAAGTCAACTGTGTTTTAATCCACGACTGCTAAACACTTGGGAAAAGAAAACACGTTTTGGTGTAGCAACTAATTGCACACTAGAAGGACTGTGGAAGTATGCTAGACTATGTGGACTTACTGATAGTGTAGCATATGCAGTTGGTAATTTACGTGGACTAACTTATGTAAACACAAAAGGTTTCAACACTGTAAAGTTTGTAAAAGATTTAAGAGATAATCCTATCCATCTTTATAACTTTGGCAAATTAGATCAAACACTATTACAACTGGAGATGATGTAATGATAGTAACAGGACAAGTTTATAAATTTATTGGTATACACGGATTGATACGTCCAGACGAATGGGGACAAAATAGACACGATGTTTTGTTTAAAAAGAAAGAACACAAACTTGTGTTAGGTGATAGAGTTGAATACGAGCCAATAGAAAAAAATGGCAGAAAACATGCAGAAAATTTAAAAAAAGTTGAATAAACTGGTTGACTTTTATTTTGTATATGCTATATTTAATACATAACAAAGACGACGGTCCGAGTTAGATAGTGCAAGGAAACGCTGCTTTACAGAGGCAGTAACTTGGCTAGTAGCTGTAGTGGCAGCGCATGAGCATGGAGACATGAAGATGCGTATTTTGGAAGTAACTATCCGATGCTAGGCTCCGCTGAATTAATGGACAGGATCTGTTGAGGCGGTTGTTGGTAATCCTTAGTCCAACCTATCATATATTATAGAAAAGGTCTGCAACATAATTGCAGGCCTTTTTTTATGGATGTAATAACCCATTTTTACTAAAATGATAAATACTTATGATAAGGTAATGAGCCTCGTCGAGGACTTATGCAGCACCCACTGCGTAGACCTAGAACGTCAACATAAGGAGAAAACAATGGGACGTCCACTAAAAAAAGATGTACTTGGAACCGACGCTATTGGTACACCATTAGGATCAGCAACAGGTATCAGAGTAGAAGCATATGCAGGCGGAACTGCATACACTGATGCAACATACAACACAACAACAAACTACGCATACATTTACAAACAGCGTGGCGCAAAAACATTTACTTGTAAAAATCAAGACGGAACTAATTTAGGTCCACTTGTACTACAAAGCACAATTCCTAACAGCAATGGCGAAATGAGAATCAACGGCTATGTAGGCGGAAACAGTGCAGCACCTACTCCAATTGCAAAAATGACAAAAAGAATTGCAACAGATTTTTCAGGTAACAGATACACTTGGGTTTTAGAAAACGATAGTTCAAGCGATTATATTGTACTAACAGCAGTTTAAGGAGAACTTAAATGGCTGAGCGTTTTAACCAGATAGGTGTCGACAGATATACAATACAAATCAACGAAAACGGTGAGATTGTATTAGATACTGGCGAAGGCGGTAAAGTAAAAATTACAGGCGACTTGGATGTGTTTGGTTCAACAACCACAGTAGAGTCAACTGAAGTTAGTATCGCAGATAAGACACTTACAATCAATAGTAATGACCCCGGCGGCGACGGCGGTATTACAGATTTGCTTGATGGCTACGATCGCCAAGCTGGTTTAATTATAGGACGTGGCCCAGACAGATTTGATGCTAGAGTTTTTTATGATGAAGAAATTAGCACTATTAGAGCAGGCGGCAAACCTGATTCTACAGAAGGTGCTTTTATTTTCAAATTAGGTAACGGTGACTACGCTGGTATTCATGCCAGCAGTATCATGACAGATACAAATGAAGATTTGTATTTAATCGGTCAAGGTACTGGTGTTGTTGTAGCATTTGATACAACAGATTATGAGCGTCAAATTTGGAATTACACTTCACCTGATCCACTAGACAAAGAAATAAATTTTCTTGCTGGTGCAATCAATGCTGGAAAAGAAGATGCACTTATAAACGCTACTGGTGTTGTTGAATATGTAGACAGCTATCACGAATATTTTTTCCAATCAAAGATTGAAAAAGATGATAGTAGCGTAGAAGTATTTGATGCTGACATTGACGGCGGCGATACAAAAGTTGTTATTACTTTAGATGGATCAAACTTTACAAACTTTTTTGATAGTAGAGTAGAGTTTGGTACACTGCGTATTATAAACGATCCTGGTGATATTCCTGTCGTTACAACAAGTAGTATTGATAGCAATATCAGACTGCGTGGTAGCGGAACAGGTCAAGTACAAATCGATGGTTGGCAAAACTTTATGCTTGAATCAGATCCTGCTGATCCTCCTGCAGAAGGTGTTACACTTTACAGTAAAACACTAGCAGATGGCGGAACTGGATTGTTTTTTATCAACCAAGATGGCACACAAGACGAATTTGTTAGTAGGAATAAAGCCCTGCTATACAGTATTATATTTTAAGGAATAAAGATGGCAATAGTGAATGCAAATATACTCTCAACAGACACAACATTAGTCACTGTTCCTGCTGGAAAAAAATATGCTCTTACAACAATTATTGTTTGTAACAACGGTATCAATGATGGTAGCGGAACAAACGATACTAAAGTTGATATTCATGTTATACCTGATGGTCAATCAAAATCAGATGCAAATCGTATTATAAATGATTTGCCAATTGATAGTGCTGATACATTTACTTTTTCAGCGGAAAGATTGATTTTAGAAGAAGGCGACACAGTAGTATGTGTAGGTGCATCACCTACAGTTTTATCAGCAACATTGAGTTTTTTGGAAGTTTAAATGAGTTTTATAAAGAGACAGTCGATACATAGCAGGAAGGTTGGAGATAATACATTTATCTTGACAGCTGACGGCAACATGGAAATGAACCTCGATGAGGGAAAACAATTTAGAATTGATGCCGACGTGGTTGTTACAGGTGATGCTTCCGGTCCTAAAACAAGAAATGTATACTATGTAACAGAAGACGGAAGTGATGACAACGATGGCCAAAGTGCAGATAAAAATGGTGCTTTTGCTAGTGTTAAAAAAGCAGCCGAGGTTGCTCCGGAAGGTAGTTTGATTATAGTTGCTCCTGGCGACTATTATGAAAACAATCCTATCACACTTCGTGATTTTGTAACTGTTTCAGGACAAGGCGAATTACGTAACACAAGAATTTTTCCTAAGAACAACACAGATGATTTGTTCTTTATGGGTAACGGTTGTTACTTATTCCAGATGACATTTAGAGGACTAAGAGCACCTGGATGGTGTGCAAGAATACGTCCAGGCGCTCTTGTAACAACATCGCCGTACGTGCAAAACTGTACTAACATGAACGGTCCTTGGTTAAACGATGGAACAGAATTTATTCCTTTTGAAACAGTTCAGATTCCTGGAATTGAACCAGGAGCCAGACCTCTTACACTAGAAGATAACCCAAGTCTTCCAGTAGAAAAACAAATCAATCCAACTGGCGGCGGTGGCGGTATACTTGTTGACGGAGACGAGTATGATCCAGCATCACTTGTGTTTTCATTTGTTGCTGATGCGTTTACACAGATTTCTCAAGGTGGTATTGGATTCCATATTACAAACTTTGGTTATACACAGATTGTTAGTTGCTTCTCAGTTTTCTGTAGCGTGGGCTTCCTAACAACCAAAGGTGGATACCTATCAATTTCGAACAGTGTTAGTGACTTTGGTACAGAAGGTGTTGTTGCAGATGGCTTCTATCCAGTTGCATATACCACTGCTGTTCCAACACAAGATTATTATTCAAGTGTTGCAAGTGTTACGCTAGACTTCCCAGGATTGGGTTATTCTGGTGTACCTACAGTTGAATTTGATCCACCACTTGGTGCCGGCGGAACAACAGCAACAGGTACTGCTCAAGTTGATTTTACAACAGGTACTGTATCTGCTGTAAGTATTATTGATGGAGGTAGCGGATATACCGAAATTCCTCAAGTTAGATTTATCGGCGGAGGCGCTAGTGTTGATGCAACAGCAGATGTAAATTTAAGAACCAATAGTATCATTGAAGTTGCAAGTTTGAGAGACAAACCTCAAACAGGTAGTATTATTAAATTTGAAGGTGATGATACATATTATTACATTACTGCAAATGAAATATCTGTAAATCCTTTCAAATACAATGTTGAAACTTGTAAACGTGATATTAGAAGAATCATTGATGCTGTAACAAGTGATATTGTTTTTGGAACATATTATCAATCTACTGCGGCTGCTACAAGTTATTTGCGTAGCACAAGTAGAAAAGTGATTCTTGACCAGTTAGCTCCTACAATTTATGGTATTGAAGCTACACGTGATGAAATGAAAGCACTAACTGACAATCTTGCAATGAAAGAAGAAATTGATCAAAGATTTGCAGTTATTGTTGATACACTCAATGCAGGTGATAGTAGTTACACAAATTATTTAGGAAGCGATCTTGCTGATAGTTTGAATGATTTAACACTTATAGACGATGAAGTTATCGAAGCAAAAGATAATATCCTTGCTAACAGAGACTTTATTATAAATGAGTTGACTGCTTATATAAATGACCAATTCACTGAACTAAGTTATAATCAATCTACATATACAACAGAACTAACACAAATACTAACCGAGATGGCATATTATGTTGCCCACGGTAGTAATCACAATGTTGTAAGACAAGCACAAGAATTTACTTATCGTCCACGTTTTAGAAGTATGTTCTTATCTAGTTTTGATTATTTGTATCAACTGTTTAGCGCATTGGCAAAAGTTCAAGCAAACGGACCAGCACTAGCTGCTGTTACAGAAACAATAAACATACTTAAAAACGTTGTAGATGACGGTGATAGTTCAGGTATTGTGTCAACTTATCCAGCTTCGGTTGGTTCTGGACAAAACGGTATTGATGCGAAAGATCATTTACAAGCAAACAAAGATTTTATTGTTGCAGAATGGTTTGCATACTTGGACACACAAAGTGATACAATCTCATATGATGTAGCAGAATGGACTGCACATCTTGAAAATCTAGTAGATGCACTAAGTTATGATGTAATGTATGGTGGTAACACTGCTACTGTACAAGAGACACAATATATCTTTACAAATGTTACTTGGTCTAACTTTACAGCAGAACAAATTTCTGCAATTGAAGATTCTTTTGCAAGAGTAAGATTTATTTCGCAACGCTTGGTAAGAGGTTTAACTGTTACTGCAACCGTAGGAAATGTAGAATCGCAAGATTTTTCAAGCGGAGATGCTACACAAGTTGAAGCAACAATTCTAGCAGGATTGATACAAAATTTAGAATTAGTAATCAACGAGCAAGCACTGACAAATCTAGATGCTAAAACATATCCTCTTGTAGAAGATGAGCCTATTCCACAAGTAGAAGCATTCAATGAGATACTATCTCAAGTGTCAAATAACATTGGATTAGCAATTGATTACAATCTTGCTAATAATCCTACACTTACATACAATGTTGAAAAATGTAAAAGAGACGTGGGATATCTAATAGATGCTGTGTACAGAGATGCTCTACTAAGCACTAACCATCACAGTATTACAGCAGGTCTTGCATACTCAAGAGCAAACGTTGCATATCTAAATACTGAGCAAAAACCTGCTACAATTATTGCATTGAGATATGCAGGTAGGTTAGCAGTCGAAGCAGCTAATAGAGATGCAACATTCCAGCAAACTGTAAGTGACCTGTTTGATGATATTCTAAACATAATTGAATATGATCAATTACCAAGTGAAGGTAATTTATATCCAACACCAGGTCCTGCTGCAACAGCATTGATAAATGCACACGAACAACTGGTTGCAAACCGTGCATTCTTACAAGAAGATGTTGTAGCATATATCAATGCAAACAACTTTACATATGATGAAACAAAGTGTCGTAGAGACACAGGAATTATCATAGATGGTGCAGGTTATGACGCATTACTTGGTACAAACTATAATGCTGTAACCAATGGATTAGCATATCAAAGAGCTAATAGCACTAAAGTTGTAGCTGATCAGTTAGCAGAAACAACAGCAGCATTAAACTATGCAAAAGGCGAAGCAAGTCTTGCAACAGCAGGAGATGCAGGCACACAAACAGCAGTTGAAGCAAACTTTGATGAAGTAATTGACATTTTAAACAATGGTGTAGTAAGCACCGATACAAGTGCAGATCCGCTAACATTTACCAATCCAACTGGTGCAAGTGCAGGTGTAATTGAAGCAAAAGCACAACTACAAAACAATAGAGATTTTCTTGCAGCAGAAGCAGTTGCATTTATACAAAACAACTATCAAAACTTTACATTTGACAGAACAAAGTGTGAAAGAGATGTTGGCCTAATTGCAGATGCAGTAGCATTAGATATTAGTTTAGGCACAAATTACAACAGCGTGACAGCAGGTTTAGCGTATCAAAGAGCAAGTAACGCTTATTTGCAAGATACACAAAAAATACAAACAGTAGCAGCACTGCAAGAACTAAAATCACAATTAGTGTTGTTAGGACTAACAGATGTTGTTGAACCATTGTCTAATGCAGCAATGGATGAAGTAATTGATATTTTAGAAAATGGTGTGATCAGCACAGATACAGCCGCAGATGCATTGGTATTTCCTACTCCAAGTGTACTACCAACACCTAACGCTGTTGAAGCAAAAGATCAACTTATTGCGAATAAACAATTTATTATTAGAGAGATTACAGCATGGATTGCAGCAAACTTTCCAAGTTTAACTTACGATAGTGTAAAATGCGAAAGAGATGTAGGTTACATTGTTGATGCACTGTGTCATGACATTTTGTACGGTGGAAACAGTGCAACTATCACAGTTGCTAACAGTTATTTTGTTGATGGCGTTAGCCAACTAGGAAGTCCAAGCGAAGAGGCCGCAACGGCTGATGCTTATGCTAGATTGAAAGATATTATAGGTGATATTGTTATTGAAGCAGCAGTTGTTAAAACACCTGCAAACGCAGAATCGCAAAATACAGCAGGCACACCTGCAAGTTCAACTGAATCAGATGACGCTGAAGGCTTAGTTCAAATTATAGAAGATGTAATTAGAGCGGGTAACTTAGACAGTGTTCCAGCAACACAAACTCCGAGCATTGCATGGGCATCAACTGAAAAGCAACAGGCTTATAACACAATTAAAGGCAATAAAGAAACACTACAAGAAAACGTTTCTATCTTTATTGCTAACACTTTCCAGTCATTTATATACGATGAGGCGAAGTGTGAAAGAGATGTTGCTATAATGATTGAAGCAGTATCTTATGATGCTGCAATAGGAACAAACTATAACAGTGTAACAGCAGGTTTAGCATATCAACGTGCAAATAGTTCGTATGTGCTAAGTGGACAAAATCTACAAACTGTAAAAGCAATTGAATATCTGAGAGACAGAATTGATGAAGAATTCTTTAGATTATCAAGTTTATTTAAATCTCGAGTAAAAGCTGGTTTCAATGAAATTTTGGATATTATATTAAATGGTGAAGTTAGTACTGATACAGCAGCAGACGCTATTGTATTCCCTGACAGCGGAATAAATGCAAACTTTACATTAGCAGTAGACCAATTACAGATCAACAGAGATTTCCTTGCAGCAGAAACAACAGCATATGTGACAAATAACTATCCAAGTTTAGTATTTGATGAAGATAAATGTGCAAGAGATGTAAGATACATTGTTGATGCTATTTGTTATGACATTTTGTATCCAGGTAACCTTGCAACAAAGCAAGCAGCTGAAAGTTATTATGTAGGTACACAAAGTCAATTAGGTGCAGGACAAAAGGTAGCAACTGTTGCAGCATACAACGAATTAGCAAATGTTTTATCAGATGTTATTCAAAATATTGCACACGGAACTTTAGAACAAACAGGAATAACACAAGATGTAAGTCTAGGTGGCGCAGGACCTATTCCAGCAGGTACTGCCGATAACTTGATTCAGTATGTAGAAGATGTTATAAACTCCGAAGACATTTCGGTATTACCTTCTGATAATGAAACAGATTTAAGTTGGGTAAATGTAGATTTACAAGCTGATTTTTCATCACTAATAGATAGAACATCTGCATTACAAAATCTTGTAATTGATTATATCAACTTTACATTTACTAGAGACTTTACGTTTGATAGTGCAAAGTGTAACAGAGATACAAAATATATTATTGATGCACTAACTTATGATATACTTTACGGCGGGAATGCTGCAACTTATCAAGCAGCACAAAGTTACTATGTTGGCGCATCAAGTCAAGTAGGCGGACAACAAACTGAAACTGCCCAAGCATTAGGCTGGGTTAAAACACTATTAGGCGATGTATTATTAGATGTAACAGTAGCAGATCCGGAACAAACTGTAGAAACACAGGATAATGTTGCAGGTGCTGCAACAGCAGCTGAAGTGACTAGAGCAGAAGATTTACTACAAATTATACAAGATGTAATTGAAAACGGCACTGATCAATTGCCTACACTGACTTACCCAGATACTACTTGGGCAACAGCAGGTGCGCAAGCAGCAATTGATAATCTACAAACAGAAAAAGATACAATTGTAGAAGGCACAATTAGTTTCCTAGAAACTACTTACAATGCATTCTCATATGATCAAGACAAGTGTCGCTCAGATACTGGACAAATACTTGATGCAGTTGCATATGATTTACTATACACTGGTAATATTGCAACATTGATTGCAACTAGAGCATACTTCTTAGGAACTGCTAATTATCTACCAGATGAGCAAAAAGACAATACAGTGGCAGCATATGCGCACTTGCAAAACATTGTCGAAAGTTGTATCGAGGGTGTTGCTGTAATACCTCAAGCAGGCAATACCGAAAGCCAAGTACTAGGCGGAGCGTATGGCACTATAGTAGAAAGCGGAACAGCAGTAAGTCTGATTGGTATTGTAAAAGATGCTGTTGATAATCAAACACTAGTAGGAACACCTGCAGAAGTTGAAGCAGATTACAGTTGGTTACCATTATTGACAAGATCTACTGGATCACAACTATTAGCTCAAAAAGCAAATATACAACAAGGCACAGTTGATTATATCAACGAAAGTATACTAGGATTTGATTATAACATAGACAAGTGTAAGAGAGATACTGGATACATTATTGATGCAGTTCTATATGATATTATGTATGGCGGTAATAAGCAATCACGCAGAGCAGGCGAAGCATATTACAGTGGTGCAATTTTAAACAATCTTACAAATACAGACTATGCAAATCAAAGTGATATAACAGCTTACACATATTATTACTTAGGTGATATTATGAAACAAGTTGCTGCTAACGATCCTGTTACTAAGAGTTATAACAACTTAGAAAGTCAAGTTTTCCTAACTAACAATGATGCTAGTGCAACAGTTGGACAAAATATTGAATTGTTAGTTGATAGAATTGGTTTAGCTGTTTTAGAAAATAGCACAGCAGGATGGCATGAAGTACCTCATAATCACGAACTAGGTAGTTCTGTTTACCATAGTATTAGAAACGTAATGCTAAATGCACAAAACACTATTGCTGATACAGCAACAGATGCATTGAATGCAGAATATGGTGGCACAGCTCAAGTTACTATCTTCCCAGGTTTAACCAGTGTTACACAAGATAAGAAAGCAGCACTGTACAACGTGAGTACAATTAGTACATCGGGTCATGCATTTGAATATGTTGGTGCCGGTGTTACATATAATGCCTTACCGTTCTTTGGCGGTACAGCAATACCAGAACAAGAAATTATTGAACGCAATCAAGGTAGAGTGTTTGCTGGTGGTACTGTTGACCAAATTGGTAACTTTAGAGTTGGTAACTTCTTTGGTGTAAACGCTCTTACAGGTGCTATTACACTGAACGCTAATGAAATTGACTTGTCGGGTCTAACCAGTGTTGGTCCGTTTATTAGAGACGGTATTCCAGTTGGTGTTGAACTAAAAGAAGTTAGTGATAATGCAAATTTAATTGCAAGTATTGGTACACAAGACTTTAATACTGTGCCTACACAGAAAGCTGTTGCAACATATGTTGAGAACAGATACCTAAACAAACTTACAGGCGGTACTGTAAATGGCAATACTACATTTGATATTGATGTAACCATTGATGGTACACTGATACTAACAAACAATGATTTGGAAGTAC